GCCATGAGCAAAAAGCTGAAGAGGCTAAGGTAGGACATAAAGAGCAAAAAGCTGGGGAGCATGATGCTAAAAAAAGAATCACAACGATTAGTTGGATTCCTTTTACAGCGCTGCCTGATATGTATAGAATAATTGAACGGTCAATGCAGCAGGTTAATGCAAACCATTTTGGTTATGAAGGCATGACGATTACCGAGCCTGCTCAATTCACCGAATATCCTAAAGGAGGATTTTATGACTGGCATATGGATGCGGAAGTGAACTGTCATTATGAACCTCCCGTTAGAAAAATATCCATGACCATTCTCCTTTCTCCTGATAATGAATTTGAAGGAGGGGATCTAGAATTTATGACCGAAGGTAATAAACCTCCCCAACTTCTACAAGGTCAAGCTATTTTCTTCTGCAGTATGATTCGTCACCGTGTATCTAAAATTAAGAAGGGAGTTAGACGATCGTTGGTCATGTGGTTCGGAGGACCTCCATTTAAATGAACCGAGAAATTCTTTTCCCGACCCCTGTCTATTTTAAAATGGTTAAGGATCCTCAAAAAATGAATAAGTATTTATTTCCCCTGATTAAAGCGTGGAGCAAAAAAGATAAGAGTGAAACAAAAACGAATGCAGGTGGAGGCTGGCACAGTCCCACCAATATGAATTTTAAAGATGAATATAAGCCTTTGACCAATGAACTTTTTGAGATGCAAGAAGAGATCTATAAAGACTATGGTATGCAACCTAAACCAGGTTTAGGGAATATGTGGGCAAATATTAATTATCCTGGAGCTTATAACAAGCAACACATACATCCTAACTCTCAATGGTCAGGGGTTTACTATGTAAAAGTCCCTAAGAATTCAGGAAGATTATTTGTCGAAGACCCAAGACCTGGACCTAATATTATACTCCCCCGAAGAACTAAGGGAATACCCAGAGCCTTGTGGCGTGTGGTAATCTATCCAGCAATTGAAGGACAAATGATTATGTTTCCTGCATGGCTATCGCATGGTGTAGAAATGAATGAATCCAAAGAAAAAGGAGAAAAGGGCTGGCGCATGTCGGTTTCTTTTAATTTTATTCAAGTAGAAAAATGAGTTTTAAAACAAAAAAATATCAAGTGATTCGAGGAGTCTTTTCCAAAGAGCTCGCAAACTTTATCTTTAATTATATGATGCTTCAGCGAGACGCTGTAGATTTTATGGTAAAATATCAAAAAGTAAACCCTTTTAATCCTTTTATTGGAACACGCAAAGATGCACAAATTCCTGGAGCCTATTCTAAATATGGAGACTGGGTTATGGAAACTTTATTAATGTTTATGATTCCCATTATGAAAGCAAAAACAGGCATGGAGTTAGTTCCCACGTACTCGTACACACGACTTTATGAAAAAGGAAATATATTACATCGTCACAAAGACCGACCGAGCTGTGAAATCTCTACCACGTTGCATTTAGGAGGAGATGAATGGCCTATTTTTCTAGATCCTACTGGAGCAGATAATATTGTATCTGGACATGAAACAACTACTGTGGTTAAACCAGGAGCCCCTAAAGGAGTTCGAGTGGATTTAAAAGTTGGAGACATGTTGATTTATTCTGGTTGTGAACTCGAACATTGGCGTGAACCTTTTGAAGGAAAGGTTTGTTCCCAAGTCTTTTTGCATTACAATCATGCTAGCGGTCCGTTAGCCAAGACGAATATCTTTGATAAAAGACCGATGCTAGGCGTTTCTAAATAGTTGATCTCCACCACAATCTAGTATATTTGTAATAGAAACGGATTTCTATGTTACATAAAATCAGACTTAAACCTGGATTAGATAAACAATCCTCAGATACCGGAGCCGAAGGGAAATGGGTTAACGCCGATTATTCTCGTTTTCGTTATGGTTTTCCTGAAAAAGTAGGAGGTTGGGAACAACTGGTTAATGATAACTTAATTGGTGCAGGACGTGATCAACATACTTGGGTCGATCTAGCCGGTAATAAGTACGCAGCTATTGGAACCAACAAATGTCTTTATATTTATTTTGAAGGAGCGTTCTATGATATCACTCCTCTTGATACCTCTCGTCAACAAACCGGTGCCACATTCACGACCGCGAGTGGTACACCCACTGTTACTCTGACTACTAGTATTGCTCATGGCGCTGAGACAGGAGATATTATTTTATGTTCGAGTGCCACTTCTGTTCCTGGAGGTTTTAGTGCATCTGATTTTGATGATATACTTTTTGAAGTAACCGATGTTCCCTCTGCTACTACCATGGAAATAACTATGGGAAGCAATGCGAGCTCAACCGCAGGACCTTTAGGAACGGTTACTATAGATTTTTATTATGTGATTGGACCCATTATTCAAACGTATGGATATGGCTGGGGCACAAATACCTGGAGTGGTCAAACGCTTCCTCTCATTCAAACAACTTTAAATGGAGCTCTCTTAAATGATGTCTATGGAACCGGAGGATCAGGAACCGATATTGTTTTAACATCGACTACAGGTTTTACTGCTGCAGGCACCATTCTTGTTGAGTCTGAATTAATTACCTATACAGGTATTACCAGCAACACCCTCAACGGAATTGTTAGAGGAACCAATGGAACCTCAAAGGCCGCTCATTCGAGTGGCACAATTACTTATGATGCCTCAACCTATGTTGGCTGGGGCAGTGCAAGTTCTTCCTCTAACATTGTTATCGAACCTGGGCAATGGAGACTCATAAACTACGGGGAAAATTTAATGGCACTCATTCATAACAAAACAATTTTTCAATGGGTTCCTTCTCTACCTAATTTAACAGTAAGAGCTGTGTTAGTAACTGGAACGCAAGTTCCCACAGCTTCAAGAGACATGGTTCTATCAACCCCCGACCGTCATTTAATTTGTATTGGAACCGAAACCACACTTCAAACTGCAGCAACTCAAGATGACATGTTTGTTCGTTGGTCTAATCAAGAATCCACAACCGTTTGGACACCTACTGCAACTAACACTGCAGGAAGTCAAAGACTTACTGATGGTTCTAAATTGATGGGAGGAATTGTTGGAAGAACAGCTGTTTATATTTGGTCTGATACTGCCATGTATACCATGAAATTTATTGGACCTCCTTTTACCTTTGGGTTTACCCAAGTCGGAACGAACTGTGGGATGTCTAGTCAGCATTGCGCAGCCGAAGTTAATGGTATAGCCTATTGGATGGGACCTACCGGCTTCTATAAATTTGATGGAGGACGTGTACAACTCATGCCGTGTCTTGTTGAGGATTATGTATTTGAAGATATTAATACCAATTCAAATCAACAGATTCATGTGGCAGTTAATGCTTTGTTTGGAGAAATCACTTGGTTTTATCCGAGTAGCAGTTCTGATTATGTTGATCGATCTGTGACTTATAATTATCTGGAATCTAGTACAGAAAATCCAATTTGGTATACTTCTTCTCTCGCTCGTTCAACTTGGACGATTGAAGGTGTTTTTAATAAACCCTATGCTACTGAATTTAAAAGTGCAGTAGCTCCTACTTATCCAACAGTGGTAGGAATTTCCAATGGAGCTAGTTATTATTGGCAACAAGAAAAAGGAAATGATGAAGTTTTCGCCAGTGGTACAACGAATGCCATCGTTGGATATGTTGAATCAGGAGATTATGATATTGGAAGTGCTGAAGGAGAACAGGGTGAAGGAGAATTCATAATGAGAATCTCTAGAATTATTCCAGATTATGGAGCTCAAACGGGAGACTCTAGAATTACTTTAAGTACCAAAGCGTTTCCAAGTAGTACGGCTGTAGCAACCAATCACACGGCGACGACCAGTACAACTCAACTTTTTACCCGATCGCGGGCACGACAAATTGCGATTAAGGTTGGGAATATTAGCACGGGACAAACCTGGCGTATGGGAACTTTTAGACTTGATATTCATGCAGGAGGCAGAAGATAATGGCAAAAATTTCTGAGGTTATTGCAGCTATTATAGGACCCGAGTTTGATACGATGAATGTCCAGGGTCTAGCCGACAACGTGGGCTCAGTAGTACAAAAACTTAATACGACTTATCAACAACAACTAACGGACGAGTATGAAGCCTTTAGTTTATTTATGAATTAACCATGGCTAATAAATATATTAATAAAGCATTTGATTTAAACTCAACGGGTGCAATCACAATCTATACGGTGCCCGCAGAAACGGTAGCGATTGTTAAAACAGTCCAAGCTTATAATGATACGGCAAGTGCGGTGACGGTGACCATGTCTTTTACCGATGCCAGTGCTTCAACTACTTATAATATTGGTTATGCCGCGAGTAGCGCTATTGAACAATTGGAATTACTGACGAGTAATTTACTCGTCTTAGAAGAGAGTGATGTTTTAAAACTCACCGCCAATGTCGCAGATCGAGTGACTGGTGTCGCAAGTATTCTAGAACAAGATCGAACATAATGACAGTAAAACTTAATGGTAAAGACATTCCTGTGATCGATGCGAAGGTGATCACAACTATAAAAAATAAGAAAACAGGGGCTGTTTATAAGGACGAAGACGAATGGAAAACCCTGCTGATACCGGTGGAAGACATCCAAAGAGATGTCTTAGTTAAGCTACCAAGGCTTGATTTGTTCGCCAAAACAAAGTAATAATAAATATATTCTCAGGTGCAATCCCTGCTCTTTTACTATACATTGCAAAATAGGAAATTATGACAAAATCAAACGGCATTGCATCACTTAAACAGGCAGCCAAGCTGCTTAACAA